TCTTAGTATAGTATACAACCGTTAGGATCCAAAGTATGCCTAAAGATCTGGGATTGGTGAGCAATCATCTCTGTCAGTTAATCGCTTAGGACATCTTCAATATTCCGGTAAGTTCACATAGGTCTCAAATGACGCGCATCCAAAATAAAGTTTATTACTTTAAGAGGAGAAGTGATCGGAGTGATCTGTGCCTTTCCACTAGCCTTTTCAGCTGCTCGTTTTGGTAACTCTCTGAAGGAAGTAAAGTTTGATAATTGCTTATCACACTCTACCAACTCATCCAGCTCCATATTAAAGAACTTTCTAGGCTCTAGAAAAGGCTTAGCAAGATCAATCCAATGTTCTCAATAAGGTAAATAAACTCCCATCAGGATCCCTCATTCAAATTCACGCTCAGGTTCTCCCATACATCAACCAACATCACCAGACATTACAGCTTGAACAACTTCTTTGGAGATATCTCCAAATAGATAAGTTGCATAAGCCGTAAAATCTTTTTCCAGGTTACCCTGAATATCCTTCCGCAAGAGAGCCTCATTTAAGGTCAATCTCTTCTGGAGTGGAAGCTGAATCCATAAAGATTCACGCTTAAACCAGGATGATATGGTATGGATAGGCCTGGGAGCTGATCGATAAATAGAGGAAAGAAAGGCCTCTGTCAGCTTAATGTTCGCGTTCAAAAGAAGGTGAGAATGCATCTTTCTATAAGGGTTTTTACTATCAATTAATAGTGAAATAGCCTCAGGTATTTTTATAATACCGGAGTTAGTTCACATAGTAACTAATGCTAATAGAGTAGGATGCAGAGATCCCTCAGTATACTTGCTTGCACGATTAATATGCTTAATATAACCAAATAACCTCTTTGGAGTTAAGAAACTCAATAATTTATGAGTAATATTAACACGACCAATAAGAGTATTTTGGCTAATCCACATTTTCCATGAAATTGCAGAAACATTATGACCTTGATAACCAGTGACCTTTGCGAATTCAAAACAATTAGTTTTGGCAACGACACTCTTTGTAAGATTAATTCCAACTCCTAAACTATCCATAATAGATAGATAAGAGCGGGCTACATCCTCATCAAAGATGTTAATATCATCACCTAACAGCTCGTAGTTTTCGTATCACATTCCGAGAGGTATATTACTTCTACAGTTAATGTGAGCCAATTGTACTAGCATGTGGTGAGTGATCGCTAACATGGCTCAAGAAGATAAAGCTCCCATCGGTTGACCGACAGCGTATCTAATAGGATCTCCATCAAGGACATATGACCGATTAACCAACAAACGACCCCAAGAATCTGCAAACTGCTTCCCAAAAAAGGAAGTCAGAATAGCAACCTGGAGTCTCAGTGGTAACCGATCAGTTGCCGCAGATAAATCATATCCAAAGGACTTCCCCGCGATTTTTGCTTTATTCATGCACCTTTTCACGGATGCACTTTGATCGAAGGTACCATCATTTGGTATCAATTTAAGGATAGAAAACAAGAAATCGTGTAACGGTTTCAATACTGATTGAGTTCAGATATCTACCATTGCAAAGACCCTTATTTTCCCTGCAGCTTCTTCCTTGGTTTGGAGTTGACCTAACTTATGAGTAGGATCAACATTCTTCTTATGATGCCGATTTATAAGAGAATCAAAATGCTTTTTTCGCTCACCTCCCTCATTGTTTGCTTTCGCTCCCAACTGGGATATAAGATCAATAAGCACTAGTTCCCTCTTCATCGTCCGCTTAGCTATCACTTTCAAGTCCTCATATAAGGGACTTTGAGAGATAGAATAAGCATCAGTGATCAGTCCTGTTCAAGAACTGGCACAAGAAGGTGAAGCCTTTTCAATAAATAGCAATTCTTTCGCAACTAATGGCTTCTTTTGGAATTGTCCTAACACTCTTCTAGACATAGAGAGCATAT